GTAGCACTGGAACTGCCGCAAATGCCCAGACAGAGCGTATGCGTATTGATGCCTCTGGTAACGTGGGTATTGGTACGGATAGTCCAAACCAACTGCTGACGCTGGGATCTAGTACAAGCACCGCGACTATTGGGCTGGATTTTGAAACGGCTGGCACTGTGCGCGGATCAATTCTTTATAACGCACAAACCGGAGAGATGGCATTCACTTCGGGGTACTCCGGTTACGGCGGGTTTATGACCTTTGACTGTAACGGCGCAGAGCGCGCGCGTATTGATACCTCTGGTAACTTGCTGGTTGCAAAAACAAGCCCGTCTGGAACAACTTTGGGGCCAGAGCTACTAGCAAACGGGCAGATCAATGCCGCCTCTGCTGGTGACTTTTTGAATATGTATTCTACCAGCGGAAGCGCGTATAGGTTTTATGTAACCAACGCTGGTCAGATTCACTCAACTACTGGAAGCGTGTCATCAATTTCAGATCAATCACTAAAAGAAAATATCCGCGATTTAGATAAAGGGCTGGAAACTATTAACGCTTTACAGCCGCGCAGGTTTGATTGGAAAAACGGCGATGGCAACGACATTATGGGTTTTGTTGCCCAAGAGGTTCAAGGCTCATTGCCAGAAATAGTGCATGACCAAAAGTACAATGAATCCGAAAATAAATTAGCCATTAAGATGGGCGACATGATTCCGTCTATGGTCAAGGCTATTCAAGAATTGTCAGCACAAGTAACTGAACTCAAAGCCGAAGTAGCGGCACTAAAAGGAGAATAAACAATGGCACACGCATGGACTGTAGCCGCAATGGACTACACCGTTTCACAAGACGGCAAAACAAACGTAGTCAACACCGTACACTGGCGGTGCTCGAAGACTGACGGCGATCACTCTGGATCATCCTACGGCACTGTAGGGCTTGAGGCTCCTAGTGGGTCATTTGTCGAGTGGGCTGACATCACCGAAGCTACGGCTGTTGGATGGGCTAAGGCGGCTTTGGGTGACGATCAAGTAGCGGCTACAGAGGCGGCTATTGATGCACAGATTGCTGAACTTGCTACACCTACAACTGGCACTGGTGTTTCTTGGTAATCTAATGAATGGATCCTCTTTCTTTAATTGCAATGGCGTCTACAACCTTCAAGGGTATACAGACGTTAGTAAACAGAGGTGCTGAGATTGAGCACGTTGCTCAGAAACTTGGTCATTGGTATGGCTTGGTTTCCGATATTAAAGAGGCAGAAAAAGAATCAGAAAAGCCGCCATTGTTTAAAAAGTTGTTTGATGGCGAGTCTGTTGAGCAGCAAGCACTAAACAGCGTTATTGCAAAAAAGAAAGTAGAGGAGCAAGAAAAGCAAATACGGGAGTTGATTACCTGGTCTTACGGAGTAGAAACGTATAAAGAAATGATGCAAATGCGTCGAGAAATACGGGCAAAACGTGAGCGGATAATTTATAAACAACGGAGAAGGCAGAGAAGAATGTTAGATGTTTCAGCAATGGTTATTGCTTTGATGCTTTCGGGTGGAATTATTTATGCAACGGTATCAGTTATAAGGAGCGCAGGATGAAGAACATATTGGCTTTTGCAGCTGTTGTAATGACAATGCTTGTTTCGGCAGATACAGTAATTTTGTATGACGATGGCAGCCAATACACAGTTAAAGACAATGAAAAAGTGTACGTTAGTCATTATTCTAAGCTTTATCACACAAAAGCCTACAGTCGAGGCGATATTCTTTTTCATTTAACGCTGCCAAATACAAAGAAAGATCATGTTTATGTTGAGACAGGCGGCGTTGGCGTTATAGGCAGCGCGCAGTGGTGTGAAAGTTATATTCCCTGGTCGGAAGGATTGACGTTTAATATGGTCACATGGCAAAGACAGTGCGATGTTACCAATGACGGCGTCTATGATATGTGCGATTACTATGAGCCGACCGGTATTTTGTCATTTGAAGAACTTCAGTGGCAAGATCAATGTAATGGCGGAGAGGCTTACAGCGGTGACTGAACAAAGGCTTGAAAGAATAGAAGACAAGCTAGACAAGCTATCAGATACAGTGGCTAATTTTGCTCGGATTGAAGAAAGGTTGCTATCTATATTTAAGCGACTTGAGCGGCATGAAAAACAGATTGATGGTCATACAGAGGATATTAAAGACTTGACCAATAATGTACTAACTAACTCAAATTCTTTGCGATTTGGTGAAAGGATGTTTTGGATTTCAATAACAACCGGCGCTTCACTCATTGTTTACTTAATGAGGTAATGTATGTTGCAAGCATTGATAGGCCCAGTTGCCGGTTTAGCTAAAGCATGGCTAGGCAACAAACAGCAGCAGTCTCAAGCTAAGCATGAGGCTAAGATGCAGGTTATACAGAATGGTGCAGATTGGGAAAGTAAAATGGCTGACGCATCTGCGTCTAGCTGGAAGGATGAGTTTTGGACAATTGTTCTTGCAGTGCCGTTATTTGCTCTTGGCTGGAGCATCATTGCTGACGACCCTCTTATTGTTGATAGGGTTCATGACAGTTTTTCTGCTTTGGATACTCTTCCAGATTGGTATCAGTATCTATTGTTTCTTGCAGTATCTGCGTCATTTGGAATACGTGGTGCTGACAAGTTGATGAAACTTAAGGGTGGTAAATAGGTTATGGCTCGTAGAGATAGAACAGGGGAAAGCATAGACATTACACAAGGCGACGATCTGACTGACGACTTTAGTGTTATTGACCTGCTTAACCAATATATCGCCGCTGGTTTTAACACCACTAGCCCTGCTGGAACAGCCAACCAAGAATTTAAAACACTAAAAGCCTACCTTCGAACTGTATTTGGCCCACTTCCAGAAGGCGCTGTTGATTATGCGTCAGGCGATTTAAACGGAGATGGGACAAACGAGCTTTACGCTGTAGATGCCGATGGTAATCCGCATACTGTTTATAGCGGGGGTATGGACAATCCAGTATCAGTTTTGTTTGAAGATTGGGATGGAACTGTTGATGTTAAATATGGAGATCCCGGAGGCGCAGGCACTGGGAGCGATGATAGCGGAGCAGGCACAGGCCCATTAACAGACGACGAAGGAAATCTTCTTGTAGATGAAAATGGCAATTTAATATTTAACCCTATTGTTCCAGGTGTAACTATTCCTACATTTCCGCTTCCTGGTGATGGCGGTGGCGGCGGTGGCGGGGGTGGTGATAGTGGTGGTAGTGGCGATAGTGGTGGCGGTAGTGATGCTGGCGGAAGCGACCCCAATGATACTGATGATACAGACACAACTTCCACAGGAACTGGTACAGGCGGCTTATCTGGAGACCCGAATCAAACAGGAGATGATAGGTCAGAGCAATATTATGAAGTTGATGAGGATGGGAATGTATTTATTCTTGTTCCTTCCCGCGAGGGCGATGAATCATCGGGGTGGGATGAAGATGGATTTTGGCAAGGCGAGTGGAGAAAGCTTGGCAATATAAATGATGGAACTGGTGCGTGGTGGGAGGAGTTTCTTCCTGGAAAATCGTATGGCGAACATGGCGAAGAAATAATTACCCCTGACGACACTGACGTTTTAGGAACTGAAGATGACGATGACGATGATTTATTTGGCACTATAGGCAGTCTTTTAGGCAATATGCAGGGAACTATTGACGGAGCAGATCCTGATTTTGGTATAGACGACATTTTGACCACAATGCAAGGAACCGTTGGCGGCGGTGGAGATAGCGGTGCTGGCGGTGGAGATGGTGGCACTGGCGGTGGCGGAGATGGTGACACTGGTGGTGGGGATAGCAACGGAAATACCGGCACTGGTGGCGGGGATAATACTGGCGGGGGTGGTGACGATTCCGGTAGCGGTGGTGGCGGCAGCGGTGGCGGCAACGGCGGCGGCAGCGGTGGTGGAAATGGCTCTGGCAGCGGAAGTGGCTCCGGCACTGGTGATGGCTCTGGTACTGGTGACGGAAGCGGAGATGGGGATGGCGATGGTGATGGGGATGGTGACGGGGATGGAAGTGGGTCGCCAAGTACCCCCAAAGCACCCGAGTTTGACGCTGATAAATATCAAGCATCTTTGTTTTTTAATGTTCCAGAGCTTTATAGAATTAGTAGGGCAAATAGAGATTATATATCTGATTTTAGTCAGAGCGACTCGAGCCTATTGATGGACGATTTTTTTAATCGCAACACTCGGCGTAATGGAATGCTGGTATGACATATCTAAATTTAGTTAATAATGTATTAAGGCGGTTGCGCGAAGATGCAGTTTTGACTGTTACAAATGATACCTACAGCACGATGGTTGGTGATTTTGTAAATGACGCTAAAGAAATTGTTGAGGCAGCATGGGATTGGTCTGCGTTAAGAACAACGTCAGGCTTGCCGCTAACAATCACTACATCTTCAGGTAACTTTACTTATTCATTAACAGGCGGCAGCAAAATAAAAGTACTAAACATAATCAACGATACCTCTAATTTGAAAATGAAATATCAAACTCAGAACTGGTTTGATGATAAGTTTTTGGTGCAAACCCCAGCATCAGGCGCGCCTGAGTACTACACATTCAATGGAGTTGATACAAACGGTGACACGCAAATTGATATTTATCCTAAGCCAGATGGCGTGTACTCGTTAAAATCTAGGATTGTTATGCGCAACACAGTACTAAGTAACGATACTGACCCCCTTGCAATTCCCAGCCAGCCTGTTATTCATTTAGCGGTTGCATTGTTGGCTAGAGAGCGGGGTGAAACGGGAGGAACATCAACAGCCGAATACTTTTCTATTGCTGATAAATATCTTTCTGACGCAGTTGCGCTTGATGCTCAGAAGCATCCTGAAGAAACAATTTTTTATACCCCGTAGGAGCGGTCATGTCATTACCATTACAAAGCATTGACTTAATTGCACCTGGGTTTAAAGGACTAAACACAGAGGACTCGCCTTTAGCGCAAGACCCTACGTTTGCAGAAGTTGCGGATAATGCGGTAATTGATAAGCGTGGTCGCATAGCTTCTCGCAAAGGAATCAATGTTTTAACAACAAACAAAACTGCTTTGGGTTCTGATTATATCCATAAAATTCATCAGTTTTATGACGATTCTGGCAATAATGTAATTTTTAGCACTGGCAATAATAGAATAATGACCGGCACAACTACGCTGGTTAATGCCACTCCAGGTTCATACTCAATAAATGCCAATAACTGGAAGATTGTAAACTTTAACAACAAGGCATATTTTTTCCAAAGAGGTTTAGAGCCGCTTGTTTATGACAATGCAACTGGTTTACGAACATTTGGTACTGTTACTAGCACAACAACATCCGCTACTCTTAAGTGTAATGAAGCTATAGCATCGTTTGGGCGTTTGTGGATAGCTGACAACGCATCTGAAGCTCAAACAATATATTGGTCTGATCTTTTAGATGGGGTTGATTTTACTGGCGGCTCAAGTGGATCTATTAACGTATCAAAGGCATGGCCTGATGGACATGATGTTATTGTTGGGTTGGTTGCCCACAATAACTTGCTTGTTATTTTTGGTGAGCATAGTCTTTTGGTTTATCAAAATGCTGATACTCCCGCCGTAATGAGTTTAGCTGATACTGTTTCTGGCATTGGAGGTATTGACAGAGGCTCAATACAGTCTATAGGAACAGATGTGTTGTTTTTGTCTGATTCTGGCTTACGAAGCCTTGGCAGAACAATACAAGAAAAGTCATTACCACTATCTGATCTAAGCAAAAATGTAAAAACTGATTTAATTTTGCTTGTTAATGCCGAAACAGATCCTATTCAATCTGTATTCAGCCCTGAAAACGCATTTTATTTACTTTGCTTTCCAAGTCAAAGAACTGTTTTGTGTTTTGATCTTAAGATTAAACTAGAAAATAATGCTTATCGGGTTACTCGCTGGACATCCGTAGGCCATAAGTCATTTGGCAGAGACAAAGATGGAACTTTATACATTGGGTCAGCTGATGGAATTGGAAAATACGATGGCTATCACGATAATGCGGCAACATATCAGTTTAGGTATATAAGCCCAGGATTAACTTTTGGAAGTCCAAGCAAAACAAAACTTTTAAAGAAAATACGACCCACATTGGTTGGCCTTAATGATGGCATGGTTCTTGTTCGATGGGCCTTTGACTTTAGTACAGCATTTAAAAACTATCAAATAAATATTGGCGATCAGAATCCAGCATTTTTTGGCGTTAGTGAGTATGGGGTGGGAACATTTACTGGTGGGTTGTTAGTAACCAGAACCTCTGTCCAAGGAAGCGGTAATGGTGGCGTTATAACCATAGGCATTGAGTCAAGCGTTAATGGTGCCGTTGTATCAATTCAGGAAATTAATGTCTTAGCGTTAGTGGGTAAAACAATATGAGCAATTACAGCAAAACAACAAATTTTGGCGCTAAGGATACATTGCCCTCTGGCGACAGCAATAAAATTATTCGAGGTAGTGAGTTTGATACGGAGTTTGATGCAATTGCTGTTGCGTCAGCCACCAAGTCTGATCTTGCTTCCCCTACATTTACGGGAACAGTAACGGTTCCAAACATTACAGTTACAGGAAATGTAGTTGTTAATCTTGGTAGTGCGGATACTGTCACTATTGATGGAGGAACATACTAATGTCTATTTTCAGTGACATTGCTGGCCTAGCTGCAATTAATACAGCATACCAGCGGCTTGGAAACGTTGGGCAAAGCACAATGCAAAGTGCTTTTGGGCTTGGAAACAGGCTTTTAAGCGAGTCTGAATTTAAACCGTTTGCTGTTTCAAGCGGCACTGGACGGTCATATATTGGTGAGAAGGGGGCTTTAGATGTTCGACCAACAGGCAGGGCCGCAGCAATTGAAGATGCACTTTTGGGAGAGGGTTTATTTAGTATTGGACAGGCAAGAGGGGCTGATCAGGTAGCCACTATGGGCGAGGGATTTCTTAATCAATCTCAAGCGCAACTTTCATCAAACCTTCCAACTTTAAATATTACTAATCAGGTTGCTAGAGATAACCTGACTGCAGCTAGAGGTTTTTTGCGAGAAGCTGAGTTAGATCCTGCAGCAAGACAGCAGGCTATTTTTGATCGTATACGTGCGGGTCAATTCGATGACGAGCAACGGCAAGCACTTCAGCTGGAAGAACGATTGGCTTCTCAAGGAAGGCTGGGGGTTTCAACCAATCTTTATGGCGGCACACCAGAGCAGTTAGCTCTTGCAAAAGCTCAATCAGAGTCACGAAATATGGCCATGATCCAGGCAATGCAGCAAGCTCAATCCGAAAGAGAACTGGCTGGTCGTTTAGGAACTCAACTTTCAAGTACTGGCGCTAGTTTGGGCCAATCGGCTCAAGACTTGCTTACAGGCCGACAAGCTCGCAGCCTTCAACTAGGTCAGTCTGGCTTGGGAATGCTTAGCGGCCAACAGGCTCTTGAGACAGATCAATTAAGGCGGGCGCTTGCTGCGACCCAGGGTGCGTTTATTCCTCAAGCAGCGGCTCTTAACGTGCTTCAGCAAGGGCTTACTAGCGGAGGAATGGCTCAGCAAGCCCAGCAGTTTGGCGCAGGAATGTTTGGTGAGGCAAGTGTTACAGGAATTGAATCCTTGCTTGCTTCTGCTTTGGGTCAAGGTGATCTTCTTGGTGAGGTTGGCACTGGGGTATTAGCGGCTGGCGCAGCAGGTGACGACAATGGGTTATTTGACCTGCTTTCACAAATTTTTCCTGATTAATTACGCTGGCATTTGGAGATAAATTATGGCAATTCCAAAAACACCGCTTCCAGATTTAAGAATTGATAAGGGGCTTTTGCGAAGCATGGCCAATCCTGGCTTTTCTAAAAAAGCTGGTGCGGCTATACAAGCATCTATGCTTGCTCCAGCGGTTCGTGAAAAAAAAGCCGAAGAACAAAAGTTAATAGATAAACTTATACAGGCATCAACTGACGGTAATATGTCTAGTGTTGGATCTTTATTTCAACAATTAGGAAAAAATAACGAGAATTTAAACACAATTGTTCAAGGCATTAATATTTCTAGAAATGCAGCAGCAAATTCTGCTCGAATTAGTATGGGTAATTTGTTTGTTGAGGCGTCTGATCCAGAAACTAGCTCAAACAGACTTACAGAAATACAGGGGCTGCTTACAAACATTTCTTCTAAAAATAATATTGATCCAAATCAAACAAACCAAAGTTTTTTAACGGCAATTAATAATAGGGAAAGGGGAATACAAAAGCAGGCTAGAGAAATGGTTTCTTCCGGCCAATCCAAAGAAGATTTTATTAATCTATATGGCAGTGAAAATCAAAACGCTTGGGATTTAGCAAATAAAAATCAATTACTTGTAGATCAGCAAATTACAAATGCTGTAAATACGAATAAAGTTGATGTCGCAATCGATGCGTTAAATCCTATTTTGGGAGAATATGCCGCTCTTCTTAATGAACTCAGAGACCCTACGTTTGTGCCATCTCCTGAAAACAGGGAAAAAATGTACAGCCTTGAACAGGATATTTTTGAAAGACGCCAGGCAATTGATTTAATAACAAACGGCAACTCTGCAATTCAAGTGCTTGGAATGACAGATGATGCATTTAAAAATCAACGTGCAAATATAAGAGCCTTAAAAGATCAAAAAAGAGAAGATGATGCGCTTGCATTAGAAAATGATATACAAAGAGCGACTAATATAATTCTTTCTGGAGATCCAGCAGAAGGCTTGCGTCGATTGGAAGAGGGGCTTTATTCTAATGTTATACGAAATTTTAATCCCACTGAAATACAAGACATTTCCACAAGAGTAAAAGAAGCGGTTGAAGCAAAAAAAGATGTAATTCAATCTATGGGAAGAATTGAGCTTTCAGAAGGATCAATTAAATTTATTAATGATCCTCAAAATAAACAATTTTTTGCAGGACTGCCTGAATTTGAAGATAATTTAAAAATAGTAAATTCAAAAACTGGTCAATATAGTACTGCCGAAAAAAGAAAGGCATTGCTTGCTATTTCAGGTGCAGTAAAAAAAGCTCGAGATGATAGGCGCGCATTTAATCTTAGAGATAATGTTTTAAATGATCGCATTGATGATGCGTTTGAAGAATTTTTAGGTCAAGGAAATCCTGATAGCCAATTTTACAATCCACAAATGATTACTGGGCCTGAGTATAATTTAATCAGCAATCTTAGTGATGAAAATAAAACTCGCGTAAAAAATAAAATGCTTATTAAGCTTAAATCAAATTATAATAGAGATGCCCAAGAGGTATTGTTAGAGTCATTTAGAGATCTTGGCATTAAAACCGATCCAGAAGAAACAAGAAGGCAAAGAATGCTTCAGAGAAAAATAGATGAAGATTATGCATTATTTTATAGGGCTGTTGCTGCAGACGTTGAAAGAACTATTCGAACTCGCGGGTATCCCGAGTTTAACATTCCGCCAAATAAAAATATTACTTCAGAGCAATTCTCTACATTGCTTGCAAATCCTGAAGTCCAAGCCTTGTCATCTCGCCGTGTTCTTGAGTTAATGAATCCTAGGTCATATAACTTTGAAGGCGTGCGATTGCCTTCGGATCAAATTGCTATTGGAGCGGGGCAATAATAATGGCAATTAATACTCAAGACCTTCTTACTTTAATTCGCGAAGCAGAAGCAAATAGCAACTATGACATTGCAATAAAAAGCGGGACAGGCCGAGGCGAAGATCTTGATGTTACAGGTCTTACTGTTGGTGAAGTTCGTGCGTTGCAGCGTAAGCGAAAAAAAGAACACGGCACAGCAGTAGGCGCATACCAAATTATTGATAAAACTCTTGATTACCTTGTTACATCCAGAGGCTTTAAAAACAGTCAGTTATTTGATGAAGCCACTCAAGATGCTATGGCATATGCATTGCTTGAGCGACGAGGTCTTAACGATTATTACGACAATAAAATATCTGACGAACAATTTTTAGAAAATGTAGCTACAGAATGGGCGGGCATTCCTACTATTGAAGATAAAACCGTTTGGGATGGCATTGCCGGTAATAAAAGTCAGGTACCTGTTGAGCGCGTTATAGCCGCATTACCCCAGCGTAGAGGCAAAAAACCAGATCCTTTGCGTGTTCAACTTGCCAAAAATGAACTTGCGTCTTCAATAGATTATGAGTCTATTTTGCCTGAGCCTAAAAAAGAAACGCGTGATGACATGCGAAGGTCAGATGGAAGTATAAAGTCAGCTAAAGGTTTTCTTGGTCCAATTGAAAATCAAGCAGGCGAAACAATGACTGAGTTTACAACCGATCTTGGTGAAGAATATGGAGGATATTCTGCTGATTATAACATTCCAACTTTAGTCCCTGGCCTTAATGCACCAGAGTTAGCCCTTCTTCAGAAATCCAAGGGAGGAGAGCCAATTGATATGTCTAAGCCTCTTGGTAGGGGAATTGTTAATAAAGCAAGAGCACATGCAAAAGAAAGAATAGACCAAGGTTTAAATCCACTATATCAAGATTTTGAAGAATATTCTGATGTTGACTCTTTTACGGATCAAAGACTTGCAGAAGTAACTGTTGATGCACAACGTGTACCTGAACAATTACTTGCTAAAGTTACTGTTGATGCACAACGTGTACCTGAAAAGCTAGAGCCAAAGGCTATGCCCGAGCAGCTTGCGGCTACATCGGTTACATCGGAGACACCTCAAACTATTTTTTTTAAGCCAACTATAAATACAAGGCTTAATCCATTTTCTGTTCCTCCTATTTTAGAAAATTTAAATTTAGATGAGCCTATCCCTGCGTCTAAATTTCCATCTCTTTCAGAATTAAAAGACGTTACAGCAGAATCAACATTAAATGATTTTAGTGACAACCAACGCGGCAGATCAAAAGAAAAATTAGTCGGCGTTTTAAGATCTTTTGGTGATGGCGCAACATTGCGATTTGGTGGCGAGATTGAAGCTTTTGTTCGATCACAAATTGGCAGTCCAATTACGCCAGAAGGAACCTATAAATCAGAGCTTAAAGAAATACAACGTCAACAAGACGAGTTTGAGTTTTTAAATCCAGTAGGATCAACAATTGCTGAGCTAACTACAACAGCTGGTGTAACTGGATTTATTGGAAAAAGATTAGCTCAAGCTGGAGTTAAAAATCTTGGGGCTAAACAAGGCTTTGGAGAAGGTTTTACTTATGGCGCTGGGGCTGGCGATTCTTTTGAGGAAAGGTTAATAGGCTCTGGAACTGGCGCGCTGTTTGGTTATGGGGTTGGCAGGGTTATTGATATAGCAACAACGCCATCGTCCAGAGGAGGATTAAGAACAAAAGATAATGATCTTGCTGATTCGTCTTTGCCTTCAGATAAACAAGGCGCTGATCTTGATTTAGAAAAAGCGTTAGACGATGAAATATATACAGAAGTTGACAATCCAAGGTATACACAAAAACCACTCCGAGAAGCGCAGACTGCTGGAGAATTATATGACGGGGTAATTGGTGCAGTCAGAAATTTCTACAACGATAAGTTAACTGGCCTGTCAGATCGTCTAGGCAGAGAAGTTAGCCTTGATGTTATGGGTCGTTTTCAAAGAGCAGATGAAGCGGCAACAGTTCTTTTTGGTAAAGAACTTGAACAACTTTCAAAAGCTCTTGTTCCTGTCATCAAAGCAATAAACCAGAGTGAGTCTGCAAAAGGTATTTTGCTTGATTATTCTGCTGGAAAAATGTTTACCGAACAGCAGATATTTAATTTTAATGCAGCAATGCGGAAGATGTCCCCTGCTGCACGAAAGCTTTATAGAAAAAATCTTCAAAATAAATCAATGAAAATGCTGGAGCAAGCTTTTGAAAATAATTTGAGCTCAGAGCAAATGGCTGTGTTAAGGCAATATCTGGAATACAGCCTTGATAAAAATACACGACTGAATGCTAAAGTTTTCGGCGCAAAGTTTGATGACAACCCAAATGCCGCTTTAAATCTTACGTTTTTGCACACACGTAATCGTGCACAGTACCAGAGGTTTAAGGATCAAGGTTTAACTGATGATCAAATTGAAGAGCGATTACTGAGCGATCCTGCATTTGAGCAAAGGAGTCGAGGTCGTTACTCTAATCCTGAAGATCCTAAGGCGCCCTCTCCTGCTGATTATGAAAATCCAATAGTTTCGGATATGCGGCGTATACAGAGGATGGAGCAGCTTAGCCAGATGCAACAAAAATTTGGCGTTAGAATTGATGAAGCCGCAGAAGTGTTTGGTCGGCCATTAACGATTGAGGAGTTTCTTGACGAATTTGCATATACCCTGGAGCGCAAAGGCATTAGCAGAGATGGCTCTCAGTACACTAGAGCGCAAATTAAAGAACATATTTTAGGTCAATCAAAAACACCTCATCCATTAATTCAGGCAGCAAACTCTTTGGCATATGCAGTAACACTCGCTGGCCCAATGTCTGCAATATTGAACCTCGCTGATATACCTTTGGTTGGCGCAAAGTATGGGGGTGGCGCAGTCAAAGAAAGCATGAAGGTGGTATCACCATTCAAATCTATTCCTAATGTAGATTTAAAACGCATGGGAATAAGCCAGCAAAACTTTGGTGAATTTGTAAATTTGCTAAATGAGCAAGTTGATAATCAACAGGGGTGGATGTCTAGAACCGCAGAAAAAATGAGGCAGGGTGCTGATTTTTTAATGAAAGGTTCTACGTTTACAACGCTTGATCAACTTGGAAAGAAAGGGGTAATGCGCGGTGTGTTAAAAAGTGCGGCTGATGATGCCAATGCTGGGCGCTTAGCTGACAACTGGGGTTTTTATTTTAATGATTCAGAGTTGAATCTTATATCTGATCAGCTAACAAAGCATGGGATGGATTGGCGTAAATATACAGGCAAAGGTGGAGAGCTTGTAGAAGAGTTAATGCTTTCTGGGCTTGGTCAACAACAGTTAATTAGTGCTGCGGGCAGGCCAGCTGCATGGGCGCGCCATCCGAATCTTCGACCTCTGTGGGCATTGCGCGGCTTTGTTATTAAGCAACAAGCACTTGCAATGCGAGAAGTGGTTGGTAATTTAAAGGCTGGCAAGCCAGAGGAGGCAGTAAAGTTTCTTGGTCGATATGCCGCATATGGGGCTGGCGGTTATGCAGTAATTAATGAGGGTCGTCAATATATTTTTGGTGATGGCAATTTTTCTGCTGGAGGGCTTGTTCGCGGATATGGAGATGCCTGGGCATCACTATTAACCGCCAATACATTAGGGTTAAACGACTATCAATATGGACAGATTAAAAATATTGGGTTGCTACCTACCTTTGCTTTAGGCATGGCCCCCATTGCCGCAACAAGGCCTTTCGATATTTTAGGCACAGCGGTCGACGTAATAGACCAAGAAAGACCACCGCAAACTCTTGCCGCAGAACTTCCAATACTTAAACAAACTGCAAGAGGGGTTAGAAATGTGTCTGGTATGTTTAATCTTCCCCAGGTGGAAGAGGGTGCCGAAGAGTTTTTGCGACAACGTAATAATTAATTGTAACTTACAATTTCATAGCCAAGCTCAGCCTCTGCTTTTCGAAGCTCAGCACGGTAGTGATTGCTAATTTCCTTGCGAAGTATTTTATTTGTTTTAAGTACCGCGTTGCTTTTTTCTCGCAAGATATCCATATGTCCAGATCCATATAACTTTGTCAGCCAATCAGTAAAGGCAACTGGATTAGATCCAAACCAATTGTGGTGGTAACGGCATAGCGTGACTGCGTTATCCATACTCCAACGCACAGACTTTCGTGCTCTTCCATAAATGTGAGCGCAGTCCGTACCTTCTCCAAAACAATACTGGCAGCGGTGTTGATCTCTGTGCCGAACACACTTGCTAAACCAGACATCGCAAGCTTCTCTTTTAATAGCCATTATGCTGACTCCTTTAGTTCGCTTGGGAATGGCACAAGAAATCCTTTATGTTCTGCAAGCCACCGTACAAGCACCTCAGCGGCTTCGCTAAGCTCTCTTCCAGACAGCCCTGATGTAGATTTTTTGTCGTACATAGCTTTGATGACGGGCTTGTACAGCATTTCTTTTACAAGCACCTCGGTGAAAGGCACTTCAACCTCATTGTTGAATGGATGAGTAGCGTGATAGCCACCATCATTTAATTTTTCAGCAATCTGCCTAAACCACAGGTGCATTGCATTGTTTTGCTTTTCACTTCTTCCGGCTGGCTTAATTGAGTATAAGTGATGACTACCAGATTGAAGTTCCGCAGTAATAAATGCAATAAAGAAATCAAGTTTATCTTTATGGTCTACAAGCCATTGATGTCCGTCTGTCATAACACACTCCACATTTCGATGATTTGAAAACTAATAGTAATTAGGATAACTGCGATTAACGCAATGATGTGCTCCCCTAAATCATTCATATCAGAATGCCCAGAATGCCCAAGATGCCCTGCGTGCCCATAGAAAAGGGGGCGGGCAAGGGGAACCGGCCCCCTAAACCATGGGCATTAGAAGCAAACTGGGCATCCTGGGCAAACTGGATGCTAGAAAGATTGCCATCGGTAAAACTTTTTACCATGTGCACCTCGTCGCTCTAGCTTAAGATAGCTATCTTTAAGTAAGTCTATGCATGTTCGCAGTGTTTTTCTTGAACATCCATTTGGATTAATCTCGTCATCATTTAACAAGCCAAACAAATCTGACTGCGAATATGAACGACCATCCTTCATAACGCTTTGCAATAAAACAAACTCATCTTCATATTTGCTTAACGCTTTTCCAATGTTTATTTGACCACGCTGTTTTGTTTTTAAGCCTGATATATCGTCGGGACTCATAAACTCCACAGAGTCTACTGATTCTGAATACCCGACTAACATTCCTGTTTGTTTATATTTAAACCCACCCTCAAAACTAACTTGACTTCTATCCTTTTCATTAATTACTAAAAGCTCTTGCCATTCTGAAAACTTATCATTAAGTGGATCAAGGCCAAACATATTGTCAACGTCAGCTTTAAGGTCGCCAACCCCCTCATATACAAGTCTGCCATCCATTGTCCGATGCTTGTTGCAATGACCAAGCAATACAACTGT